TAGGAAGCGGCTGCTTCTGCATAAACGATATACGCAAGGCTGTAGGTGATGAGGTCATTGACGAACCATGGGCATGGCAGCATTTCATCACAAAGAACTATGAGACAGTAGAGAATGCCTTGACGGCGCTGGAGGGAGGGTGAGAACGGTGAAGAATAAATATTATGCACTGGAAACCAACGGAAAGGAGGCTGATATATACATATTCGGCGACATCACATCATGGGAGTGGTATGAGAATGATGTATCCAGCTACACATTGTCAAAGGAGTTGCAGATGTTAGACCCGGACATAGAGGTCATCAATGTTCACATTAACTCCTATGGTGGCGAAGTAGCAGAAGGCCTTGCGATTTATAACCTACTCCGGAACCACAAAGCGAAAGTCAGGACCATTGTTGACGGATTTGCCTGCAGCATAGCATCCGTTATTTTTATGGCCGGGGATGAGCGTATTATGAATGCGGCGTCTCTGTTGATGGTCCATAACGCATGGATGTACACAGCAGGAAATGCAGACCAGCTGCGCAAAGATGCTGATGATCTCGACAAGATTACCCAGGCATCCATTGAGGCTTATAAAAGCAGGGTCAATATCACAGAGGACAAGCTCAAAGAATTGCTCGACGCCGAGACGTGGCTCTTGCCTGATGAGGCATTGGAAATGGGATTTGCCACGTCAATAATTGGAGAGACGGCAACCGGAAAAGCTGCAGCAAGCGCCAGAAAGGTGCTTTTTAGTTTGGTAAAAAATGCAAGGTCAATCGCAAATCCTGAGCCAGCTGCAGGACCTAACCAGACAGCAGAGCCGACACCCCAGCAGACACCTGAGCCTGACCCGAAACCTGAACCACCAAAAGAGAACAAACCATTAAAATTTTTATCAGCGCTGATGCGCTAAGAAAGGAGAGGATAGCATGAAGAATCTTGATGTTATCAAACAGAATAATGCAGCTGTGCTGCAGAAGATGCAGGAAGCAGTAAAGAATAATGATACTGAAGCCTTTGCTGCTGCATTTTCAGAATTCGCAGAAGCAATTCAGGAAGCTATACTAAAGGATGCCCGTAGCCTGATTGAGGCTAATGATGCGGCAGTGCTTGCTCAGCGTGGAGTTCGTCAGCTGACAAGCGAGGAAACCGCATACTACAATAAGGTTATTGAGGCTATGAGGTCTAAAGACCCGAAGCAGGCAATAACTTTAATCGATGATGTCATGCCCAAAACGGTGATTGATGAAATTTTTACCTATTTGACTGAAAATCATCCGTTATTGGACGCTATTACATTCCAGAACACAGGAGCCATCGTGCAGTGGATTATGTCCACTTCGTCCGGTGTCGCTGGATGGGGAGAATTGAGTGATGCTATTAACGATGAACTTTTGGGCGCATTTAGTACTATCGAGCTTGACAAGAAAAAGCTGACCGCATTTATATCTGTCAGCAACGCAATGCTCGATCTTGGTCCGGCCTGGCTGGATAGATATGTGCGCACTTTGCTTGCCGAGGCTATAGCTGTCGGTCTTGAAACTGCTATAGTGGACGGCGACGGGAAAAACAAGCCTCTCGGTATGACCCGTCAACTTTCCGGGGCTGTAGACGGAGTATATCCGAGAAAGAATGCGATAGCAATTACAGCACTTGACCCTGAAACTTATGGGAATATCCTCGACATTCTTTCGCAGGCTCCGAATAATAAGAGGCGTGCAATTAACTCCGTACTGCTTATAGTTAACCCGGCTGATTACTTTACAAAAGTATTCCCGGCAACTACTCCGCGCACAACTGATGGCGGGTTCAGAAACGACGTATTCCCGTTCCCCACTACCGTTATTCAGTCCACTGCAGTGCCCGTCGGTTATGCGGTAATGGGATTGGGCGACCGGTATTTCATGGGACTTGGAACTGGGACAGGAAAGGGCGGCCGTATTGAGTACAGCGATGAATACAAGTTCCTCGAGGATCATAGGATCTATAGGGTCAAGTTCTATGGTAATGGCCGTCCGATGGATGAAAATGCCTTTGTATACCTGGATATTACCGGCCTCAAGCCTTATGTCCAGAAGGTTGAGGTAGTCAATGCTTCCGAGTTCCCGGGCGGCGCTCCTGAAGCGTAGGTGATATTCCATGAAAGTTCGGGTTATAAGGCCTTTCAGGGACAGATACACAAAAGTAATCTACCAGGAAGGCCAGGAAATTGAAGTAACCAAAGAGCGGTTCGAGAAAATAAACTCGGCCGCTCTTGGTCCTTTTGTTGAGGCAGTCGTCGAGCCAAAAGAACCGACAAAGCCTGCAACAAAGAAATCAACAACAAAGAAAAACAAGAAGTAGGTGATATCATGTCGGCACTGCCGGAAGGACTGCTGACGGCAGTCCGAAATTACCTTGATATAACCTGGGAAGATCCTGCCGGAGATGAAAAACTCTCCGGCATTATCGCCCGAGGAATCAAATATATCAATTCGGTTGCTGGTGCAGAGCTCGATTATACCGTTGAGGACAAGCCGCGGGAGCTGCTCTTTGATTACTGCCGATATGCGCGCTCCAATGCATTGGATGAGTTCGCGATCAACTATCAGCATGAGCTTCTGTCGCTTCAGATTCAGCAGGAGGTGAAGGACTATGTTGCCGAAAACTCAGACGTTTAATGACGGCGTCGCAAACATATATTCCGTGGGCAACATAGCGCCTCCAGGCGGAATGCCAAAAGAAGGGCTGCAGCTCAAAGTTGCTTATCTGCGGTATAAAGAGCGCACGGTTGGTATGTCCCGTTACTGGGCAGCAATGCAGACACAGGCGAGGATTGACCTTGTATTGAGGATGCCGCAGCTCCGGAACGTATCTTTGCACGATGTTGTTATTCCTGTAGATGGCGAACAATATCGCATCGTACAGATACAATACCCTGAGGATGTGGAGCCGCCAGTAATGGATTTGTCGCTGCAGAGATTGGAGGTGGCCTATGACATTGCAGAGTCTTAAAGACCTCCTTCTCGCCATCGGCCCGCCTGTTTTTCGCTACTTTGCTACTGGCCAGACTGGAAACTATATCGTATGGGCAGAGGACGGAGAAGGTGACACGGTCCATGCTGACGGACAGAAGGTCGAGAGGGTCCTAACTGGGACAATCGACTACTTCACGAAAACCGAGAATGACCCAGTCGTGCAGCAAATTGAGGATGCACTTGACACCGATGACAGCCTTGCATGGCAGCTCAACTCCGTCCAGTATGAGCAGGACACAGGCTATATACATTATGAGTGGGTTTGGGAGATGGTTTGATGGCAAAGATGACAATTCAAGGCTTCGATGAATACATTGATAAGCTATCGAAGCTGGGGCCAAAGATGCCGGAAGTAGCAAAGCGTGCCGTGCAGGCGGGTGTCAATCCTCTGGCTGATGAAGTCCGGAAGCAACTGGAGAAGAACCTCCAGGGATCCAAATACTCCACGGGCGACCTGCTCAATAGTCTTGGCGTCACACCTGTCGGCGTTGATAAAAACGGGGTTTATAATGCGAAGGTCGGCTTCTCCGGATATGACCGAAAAGGGGTTCCGAATGCCCTCAAGGCTCGTGCAATGGAAAGCGGCACAAGCACACAACCGAAAAAGCCGTTTATGCGCCCGGCGGTAAACCGGGCAAAGAAAAAGGTACTTGAAGAAATGGGGAGATCCATTGATATGGACCTCCGAATATTTGCGAACTGAAAGGAGTGGTAAGATTTGGCACAGATAGGCTTGAGATATGCAGTATCGGCACCGCTCACAGAGGATGAACAGGCCGGCACTTTTACTTATGGCACTGGCAAAGTTGTTGCAAAGGCGATTAGGGTTGAAATGAACCTGAATATTGCCGATGCTCCGCTTTATGCTGATGACGATATTGCTGAAAGAGTGCGCGAATTTGTTGACGGCGATATTAATTTTACCCCTGATGACTTGGACGATACAACAAAAGCCGAATGGCTCGGGAGCGAACTGGAGGATGAAACTGTCGACACTACG